CTAAATTTGAAATGTTCCCTATGCCAAAAAGCAATCCACTAAAACCATACAAAATTATAGAAGAAATCACAGACACTTCTTCTCAAAGTTACAGAGATGCATTAGATGAGGGCAGAGCTATTTTTAATAATAAAAGAGGCAAGACACGTATTTTTGAAAATCATCTTGGCGCGGCAGAAACGGAAGCAGAAGCAGAAATGCTTAAAACTGCTATAAATGAAAGTGTTTCTACAAGAGGAACTCTTAAAATAGTTAAACTAAATGCGGATAGTCCTAAAAACTATGAGATGGTACCTACTTTAGTAGCGGATGATGCTACTTTACAGAAGTTTTTACTACCTCAAAAAGCTTACATGTATGAAGGTGGATTAGTAGAAAACACCGACTTATTTAAATCTATATTGTAGATTTATTTAATATAATCGTTTACACTAACAAGATATGTCTATATAGGAGGAAATTATGGCAAGCAAAAAAATAAAAAAATTAGGTAAAGCAGCAGCGTTGTTAGGAGCAGCTTATGCAGCCAGCAAAATAGGTGGAAACAAATCTGAAATCACAGACACAGCTGATCTAGGATCAGAAAATAAAAATGTCCGTGCATTAATTTCTGGAGATTCTGCAAATACAAGTGGCGCTATTAAGTCAGCTTCACCAACATATGGTTTTAATAAAAGATCTATTATAGAAGATATCAAAGGTGTAGGTAAAAAAATTGGAAAAGCTTTCCAAGGACCTGGAGATATGTCTAGTCCAATAATACCAGACTCTATGATGCCTATGGCAAACAAAGGTATGTTTGTTACGGTTAAAACCAAAATGGGGAAAAACAAAAAAACTAAAATCTGCTAATGGCAATTGAAGATAACAATCCTATCGATAATGAAGAAATCGATGTGGAGGAAGAAGTAACTGTAAACTTTGACGAAGGTGAAGGAGAAACAGAAACTCCTCAAGAGGATTTTTATGCCAACATTGCTGAGGACATGGACGAAAGAGTCCTGTCTCAAATTTCTAACGATTTAATTTTTGATTATCAGAAAGACAAAGAATCTAGAAAAGATTGGGAAGAAGGTTATTTAAAAGGATTAGATCTTTTAGGATTTAAATTTATAGAACAGAATAGACCTTTTAAAGGAGCGGCGGGTGTTACTCATCCGTTGTTAGCAGAAGCAGTTACACAGTTTCAAGCACAAGCTTACAAAGAATTATTACCCAGTGATGGTCCTGTTAATACAAAAGTAGTAGGACTAAAAAATGAAATGACTAACGAACAAGCTGGTCGTGTAAAAGAGTTTATGAATTACATGATCATGGAGCGTATGGAAGAATACACTCCAGAGTTCGATCAAATGTTATTTTATTTACCCCTAGCTGGATCTACGTTTAAAAAAGTTTACTACGATGCAATGCTAGAAAGAGCTGTTTCTAAATTTGTACCTGCAGAAGATTTAGTAGTTCCTTATTATGCAACTGACTTAAAAGAAGCACCTAGAATTACTCACGTATTAAAACAATCAGAAAATGACTTATTGAAAAAAATGTCTTCAGGTTTTTATCGAGAAATCGATTTGATGAAACCAGAAACAAAAGATAATAAAATTAAAGATAAATACAATGAATTAGAAGGAACAAAAAAAGTAGAATCTAATGACATGGTATACAATGTATTAGAGTTCCATGTTGATTTAGATTTATCTGACTACATTGCAGAAAGAGAAGAAGATACTTTAGGAATTAAAATACCTTACATCGTAACGATTGAAGAGTCTTCAAGACAAATTTTATCTATTTATAGAAATTACAGAGAAGGTGATGCTAAGTTTACACGAAAAGAATATTTCACTCACTTTAAATTTTTACCAGGACTAGGTTTTTATGGATTTGGTTTAATTCATATGATCGGTGGCCTGTCACGAACAGCAACTGCTGCTCTTAGACAGTTACTAGATGCTGGTACACTATCTAATTTACCTGCTGGATTTAAATCTAGAGGTATGAAAGTACGAGATGATGATCAACCAATACAACCTGGAGAGTTTAGAGATGTAGATGCACCTGGTGGAAACATCAGAGATCAGTTTCAATTACTTCCATTTAAAGAACCAAGTCAAACATTATTTAATCTTTTAGGTTTTTGTGTAGCTGCAGGACAAAGATTTGCTTCTATTGCAGATCAACAAGTAGGTGATGGCAACCAAGCTGCAGCTGTAGGCACTACTATTGCTCTTTTAGAGCGTGGAAGTCGTGTTATGAGTGCTATTCACAAGCGTTGTTACTATGCAATGCGACAAGAATTTAAACTTTTAGCTAAAGTTATAGCGGAATATCTACCTCCAGAGTATCCATATGCTGTTTATGGTGCTGAAAGAGTGATTAAAGTCATGGATTTTGATGAAAGAGTGGATATTTTACCTGTTGCAGACCCAAATATCTTCTCAATGTCACAAAGAGTGACGTTAGCACAGACACAATTGCAAATTGCACAGTCAAATCCTCAACTTCACAACCTACACGAAGCGTACAGACGTGTTTATGAAGCTTTAGGCACTAAACAAATACCAGATTTACTAAAACCAGAGCCAGTTCCGACTCCAAAAGACCCTGCAATTGAAAATGCGGAAGCTTTACAGATGCAAATTGCTCAAGCTTTCCCAGATCAAGACCATGATGCTCATATTGCAGCGCATTCGGCCTTTATTCGTACAAGAATGGTACAAATTAACCCTCCTGTATATGCTTTATTGCAAGGACACATATCTCAACACGTTTCTTTTAAAGCACAGAACGAAGTTATGCAGATGTTACAACAAAATCAACAATTACAGATGTTGGCACAACAAAATCCTCAACAATTTCAACAATTAATGAACTCTGAGGTAGCAAAACGTATTGCACAGATTACTTCTGAGCTTGCACAAGCAGAAATGATGGGGGATCAGTCTAAACAAGACCCTCTAGTCATGTTAAAACAGAGAGAATTAGATCTTAGAGCCATGGACATGCAAAGAAAGGCTCAAGAGGGTATAATGAAGATGGAAACACAACAAGATCAATTTGAGGATAGATTAGATTTTGATAAAGTGAAATTAGAAACTCAAGATGAACAATCAGATGAAAGATTGGAAGTCGCGAGAGAAAAAATGAAAATGGCTGCACAAGCTAAAAGTAAAAAGGAGAAATAAAATGTCGGGAAAAAAATTTGGATTAGATGAAAAATATAAGGCATTAGGAGTAGGACCAAGAACTATTTCTATTAATCCTATGCAAGATGATTTAAAAAAATTAAAAGGAATGACTGCTGCAATTGCAGCTCCTTCTAAATTTGTTGCAAGAGGCCTTACATTAAGAGCAGGAGCAGATAACTTTGCTACAAGAAGCCTTGCATTAAGAGCAGGAGTAAAAGACGCTTCCACTCTTTTAGAAAAAGCGGGAAAATCTTCTGGAGTAAAAAATGCTATTAAAAAAGTTTTAACAAGCAAGCCTAATATTGCAGGATCTTCGGCTGCTGCTGGATATGAAATAGGAAAAGCTACTGAAGGAAAAAAATATGGTGGTTCTATGAAAAAAAAGAAAGTTACAAAAGCAAACCTTGGATTATTAATGTCTAATAAAAAAATTGCTGGAGCAGGATTACTTGGTCTAGGAATGTTAGCTAGTAAAAAAGGAATGTTTAATAAAGGCGGAGAAAGTAAAATTAAGAAAGTAATGAGTGAGTATAAAGAAGGCAAACTCAATATTGGTAAATCAAAAAAGAAAGTTAAATCCCGCAAACAAGCAATTGCGATTGCTTTATCTGAAGCACGCAAAAAGAAGGCGTAATGGGTTACAAAGTTTCTGGCAAAAGATCAGGGCCTCCACCTCTTAGAGGCCCAAATCCTCAAGGCATTAATGCTCCTTTAAAAGTCATTAAAGCGTATACGGGTAAAGCAATAAAACAACCAACGGAAACTAAAAAAGAATTTGAAACGAGGCATGCTTATCATAGACCTTTTATGAAAATGCCTAAAGGATAAAAATGATTTGGAGTATCTTACCAACCTTATTTAAAACAGGTGCAGAAATTTTTAAGAACAGACAAGCTACTAAAATAGCTTTGTCCGAAGCTCAATTATTAACGGCAGAAAAAATGAAACGCGGTGAAATTGAGTATCAAGGTAAAGCATTAGATTCACAAAAAGGGGATTGGAAAGATGAATTCATTTTATTGACGTTATCGAGTCCTCTGTTTTTATTAGCGTATTCTGTATTTGCAGAAGATGAAGATATTTCTAAAAAACTAGACTTGTATTTTGAAAAATTACAGGCTATGCCTTGGTGGATAACTGGACTCTGGATTTCAGTAGTAGCTGCTGTATACGGAATCAAAGCAACAGATATCATTAACACTAAAAAAGGAAAATAATGTCCGCAGAAGAAATTGTAGAAGGTTATTCTACAGTAAAAAAAGTAGCTAATAAAAGAATCGAAACGCTCAAAGATACTCTAGTGTACTCCGTTGACAATGTGGAGCAACTTCACTATATTAGAGGACAAATCAAAGGCCTAGAGTCTTTGCTTCAGGATCTTAAAGACCTGCAGCTTAAACAGGAGCGATTAAATGACGGA